TACCACTGGTCTCAACAACCGGCTCGTTGGCTACAGGGGCAGCAACAACCGGGGCAGCAACAACCGGGGCTGGGGTGGCAGCCTTCTTGGAGGCAGCAGCCTTCTTGGGGGCAGCAGCCTTCTTGGTGGCAGTAGTGGGAGCATTCTTTGTGGGAGCATCAGTCTTGGTTGTTCTTACCATTCTAACTATACAGTGTATATAGTCCTTTTTTTAAATGGTTTAACGCATTAAAATATTTTTCCTAAAATATTCCTTCTGGAGTATCGTATATGGGTATTAATATATATTAAATAAATTTCTAAAGTATTATATTTCTAAAATTAAATGGGTTATTTTAACTATTTTCTATAAACAATTAGTTTGAACAATAATTGTTTACATATTTATACCGTTGTGTTCCATTTGATATTACTAAGAGTTTAATGATTATCGTATATTAGAGAATCATATAACCACGGTAATGCTTGTCTAGCTCCATTATTAACTATAGTTAATACGGATAACACATGTAATGAACCCAATGTCTTGAATTCTGTATCTACACCTGTATATACCATGTCCTCCATTACAGATAAACATAAACACTGTAATTGTTCTAAGGTCAAATCGTTTATATTACTTACTTCAGTTAAAATGAAGAATGGATCCCATAAAGGACATATCTTAAACTTTATATCTGTTGGAATTCTTGCCCTATATGTCCATACATCCCTTAATATTCTGAAATATCGTAAATATCCTCTTCTGTCTAAAACTGTAAACCATACAAGGTTTGAATAATTTCCTAGATTATCAATTTCTGTAAATAATTGTCTAGCTCTCTCTTGTATCGTCTTAGACCGTGTAATTCGTATAAAATTTATCATCGCATCACAATCATAATTATATTCCGAAAATAACATACCATGTAATCTTGATACTCTACCGATGGTTGAACTTATTCGGGCTCTCGTAGGGGGTTTTACCACCTTTTGTATAATCTCTCTCTTTTTTGGTATATATTTAATTTGAATCATTTTTATTAAATTATTTGATTGATTTATTCTCTTTGATAAATAGGTTATATTTTCTCTATTAAATGGATTTTCCAAAGGTTTGTGTCCCCTCTTTTTTATTAATGTTACTAAAGACGAAAGTTGGAATCCATATATTTTGTTTTGATTATCACAATAACTAAAAAAATCATAGATCGGTAGTTCAGATAATGGGTCTAATGTGATAAAATCTGAATCATTCACACATAATGAACGATTTTTAACCGCTGGACCCAGCATCGTAAGCAATTTATTTACAAAATACCCTCTTACTTTCTTTTGTATTTTTACTACAATTCTCTCTTGTTCGAAATAATTTATTAAACGTTCTTGGATAATCTTCTTATTACCAACTAATGTGAAATCGTGTAGTTTTTTTATTGCTGCTTTTATATTTTTTATATGCTGTGTCGAAATATTCGATATAACCATTGAATTCTTATAAAACTTTAATGTTTTTCTCAATTCTGGTAATTTCATAGTTTGTATGATTTCCGGATTATTAAAATAGTCTTCCGGCATAGTATATTGGAATTTTTTCTCGGTTTCTTTTACATCCTTTTCTATTATTTTATCATTTTTTAATTTACTCTCTTTTATTATTATTTCTCCAGTTTCATTATTGCTAATAATGTCTATATCTACTACTTCATTCGTTAACATTATTATTATTATTATATACTTGCTTATAGTGTATTTATATATATTTTTTATTTATATAAATGATTAAACAATCTAATCTTCACTTATTTCACTCTATATTATGGTTGTGTATGTAAAAATTCACTACATAATAGGTGTAAAATCGTCAAAAAATACAACATAAAACTTTCTCGTAAAATTGATTTAAAGACAATATGATTATCTATAGCATATTAGTTAATTATAATAATAATGTCTAAACCTGTTGTTATTTCGACCAATGAATGGGATCCTCTTGCGGCCAAGTTTATGCCTCCAAAGTTAAATGCTTCGGGAGTTATGAAGAATGTGTATGTTATCAGTACTCAAACAAATCGTTCTCTGCATATTTCAACACCTATGATGATGACCTGGGGTATTTCCGATTATGATGATGGATCTGGAGGAGATGGGCGTTTTACTATGACTTTGAATTTTCCAAAAGATGATTATCGTAAGCCCTCCACGGATATTTTCCTCGAGAAGATTATCGCATTTGAAAGTCAGATTATTGATCAGGCTGTTAAGAATTCTGAATTGTGGTTTGGTGAAGAGATGAGTCGCGAGGTTTGTAAGCATTCGTTCTATCCCTTTGTTAAATACCCTATGATTAAGGGCACAAAGAAGGTTGATATCACAAAGTCGGTGAGTATTAAGGGCAAGGTTCCATTGTATAATGATAAGTGGGAAATTGAATTGTATGATACTAAGGAGAATAAGATCTATCCGTGTGACGACGATAGAGTAGCTCCTCCAGAGCTCGTTCCCGGTAAGAGCCAAGTCGCGTGTGTTCTCCAGTGTGGTGGTGTTTGGCTAGGGCAAAAGGGGTGGGGTGTTACCTGGAAGGTAATCCAATGTGTAGTCAAGCCACGTGATATCGTGAGTGTTTATGGACAATGTCGCGTAATGCTTTCAGAAGAAGATCGTGGTGCGATTGAAACCCAGACGATTGATGATGATGATGATGGTATTGTGGACACTGAAACTGTATTCACCAAGACCGAGACTCATGATGTCGCGGCAGATGATAGTGATGAGGAAGATGAAGAAATCCCAGATATTGTTGCAGCAGCGCCAGAGCCAGAGACAGAGCCAGTTGTTTCTAAGAAGAAGGTATTCAAGAAGAAGACTGCTCCTGTTGAGGAAGTTGCTTCAGTTGTAGCCAAGAAGAAGGTTTTAAAGAAGAAGAAGGTTGGTGTATCTGATGAAGCATAAGTATCACAAAAATGAATATTAAATTACCTGTTTTTTTTAATCTCGCATTTATTATATGCGAAATTAAATTTTGTAATCAAAATAAAACTTATTCACTTTCTACACTTCGCCAATCATCATCTTCTTCGAATTCATCACTATCTACACTTCTCCAATCATCTTTTTCTCCGGATTCATTCATAATTTGTATTTGGTAGTTTGAATATTCACGCTTCAAACAAAACATCATTATTATCATACCTAATGAGACAGATTTTTCAAACAAAATTGGTAGAAAATATACTGCATGATGTAGAGTTAAAAACATCTTAAACGTCACTCCTGCCGATAAAATATTCAATAATAATTCTCCTTGAATATATCGCATAGATACTCCATCAGCACTCCTATGTTTTATCATATAAACACACTGTGGTATATGTTTTACTGAATGTAAAATAGATATTATTAAATTCGCAACAAGTAATGTTGATATCATTCATATTACATTATAATATCATAATCGAAAATACAAAAAACTATAAATATGTATCATTGTAATATAGTAATGGTTATGAATATATGACCCTTCTTCGATATATCATATATATTTTGAACATTTATACGAGGTATGCCTATTCCAGGTAATGTTATTGTCTGTTTTGATATCATCTTCATTGTATCACGTGGAATCTTTAATGTTTTTTTTCCTAACTCTATTACTACTGATTCTTTTGTCCATATTTCACTTAAATTATACGTTTTATAGATATGAATATCATTGTTCTCATCTATTTCTATCCCTTTCTCCGATTTTGGAAAACAAAACACCGTTAATTCGCCACCATCGTTATCATATACCAATTCATGATGCCATAACGGTATTAACAACTCCGAATCATTCTCATTCAATTTATATACATTGGATTCTAATAAATCTGATATACTCGGAAAAATTCTCACAATTCTATCGTTACTTGTTTTATTACGATATGTCACGATCAATTTCTCGAAAAATGTATCAGGAATATACAATATTTCTCTTTGTGAATACAATAAACTATAAATCTTCTTAAATGTATCATTACTAACTTGATTAAACATATCCAATGCTTTATCCTCACACTTTTCTCTTATTTTTTCTATAATCGATATTAAAATACTTGTCTGGAATTCTTTAAAAATATCTGTATCAAATAATGGGTTTAAAAATGAGAATAATGTATTGTCGAAATTACTATCATTCGCCTTATCAGCGGTGAAATCTTCACTACTGTCTTTAAATCCATGATAATCCATCAAAAATTCATAAGATTCATTTATCTCTTGAAATTTATAGACCGCATCTGGATCACAGTTTTTATCTGGATGATACCGCAATGCCTGTTTAAAATAAGAATTTCGTAAACCCTTCTTGTTTATATGAGACGGTTCTAAATCCAATATATCGTAACAATGCTCAATATCCATCCTTTATTTTTACTATATTAAGTAATATATTCTCTAAATGGTAAATTGGTCTATAATTATTATTGTATTGTTTTATTTGTCCGTATATAGGTTCAATTATTTTTTCCAAATCTGATGATTTTATAACATCTTCTTGGACATATTGGGATAATATTTCCCATAATACTTCTATAAAATCTAGGTTATATACCAATATATCATATATCTGCTCTCTAAATTCAGCCAATGTCGTCTTTTTAAAATTGTCCATCTTCTTTTTTATTTCACCACAAATTATATCAAATATATCGTCCGGTATATCTTGACCATCCTTCATTAAATTCAATAATTTACTCTCTTTCAGATTTAATACCAATGACTTGTCTATATCTCTAGACACCTTTAAATAATCATAATATATATCGTCATTTGGACGCTTCACATTTATCGTTTTTACCAAATTCATTATGTTATTCGGTATAAAACTCACCTGTTCTGAAACTAATATATATCTTATTTGAAATGGTAAAAATGAATTATTATACTGCTGCATGTAACTATAGAAAATTGGAAGCAATTCTGTGTGTATTGTATGGAAATTCTTACATAAAATTATTCCGTATTTTAAAGTGCTCATTGATATTATATCCACTATCTGTAAAAATAATTCATGCCATATCAACTTCGCATTACATCCTAGAAGTGCGAAATCAATCTCATAATGAATATCACTTATCTTATACGCATAATTATACTTGTCGGAATTTAAAAATAACTTTTTCTCATATTTTAATTCACTCGGACTATACTTTTTTATCGTTTTTAATGCTTGTGTATATTTTCCTGTTCCCGATGGACCACAAAACATCAAATGTCCCATGTTTTCCTTGTTTTCGGGTAATTTTTTATAAAAGTTTTTCGTAAGTTCTGGATGAAAATCTATTTGATTATGCTCAGTTAAGTAATCATCAAATGTTGTTTCATAGAATTTCATCAAAATATATTTTGTATTAACAAAATATCTTTAATATCTATTTCATACGAATCTACATTATTGTGTCGTTTTAAATTGTAACTTGGACAATCTCTTTGATATTACCAAATTCAATATTGGGAATAGAATACTTAATAAAAACGTTATCATTAGTATCGTCTTGTATGAACCCTTTAAAATCGCACCATCATTAAAGTCATTACAATAACTGTAAATCAAAAATATTAACGACAATGTTGCTACAATAAACATCCATTTATACATTTCCAAACTCCATCTATCATTTCTTATTAATTTCACACGATTGTATTTTCTCTGTAAATAATCTGTTGTTAATGTTACAAATACCGATGATATTAATTGTATAACCAACGCAGGCAATAATACCAAATAATATGGTATCATCATACTACTCGATTCTGTATACACCGTCTTTGGAATCTCTATACGCAATCCTTTCTCATTCACACCACTGTCGTTTAACATTTGAAAGAAGAATATTAAACCGAATAATGCCTGGATTCCTGTTAAAAACTTGAATGCTACTGCCTCTGTTACACTATTATACATGGCAACAAATACCACGCAGAAAAATAACAATATGTAAAAATATCTTATAAATTCTGTATTGTACATTCGTATATCTTATACTATGATTTTACTTATAAATATGTATCCGTAATCCATTTTACTAATTGGTCTTGCTCACACGTTTTATAATCAAATCCACATTTCTTTAATGGGTAGAATTTCGGCTTTTTCATAGCATCTGTTTTGAAAAATACATATGGACCATATTTACCATTTCGAATACTCATTTCCAAATTTATTTCTCTTAATATTAAAGACGAATCACTTTCTTTATCTTTTATTAAACTTACTGCCTCCTCATAATCCATCTCCGAAATTGGTTTTGTCCATTCTTTTATACTTACCCGTGTTGTTCCGTATTCTAAATAGTTTCCATACTTTCCCGTTTTTATGAAAAGAGCAAAATTCTTATAAATTCCTAAAGATTCATTATTCTCCGCGATCAATTCTCCTAAATTATATTCCCCTCGTTTTAATCGATCCATATCTATCTTCGCCGAATTTGTCTTTAAATAAGTTGTTTCTCCATCCTCTACCTTCTTTATTGAAGGACCATATTGAGTAAATAATAATTCATGCTTTTCATCCAATATGTATCGATCCTTCTTTATTTTTGATAGTGATTTCGATAATTCTGTTATTCTGTCCAAGTTTTCCTCGCAAATATTATACCACTCTTTTTCTACCCCCGCCGCAATTTTATCTAAACCATTCTCCATATCTCCTGTGTAATTGTATGAAAATAACCCTTCGAAATGATTTATCAAAAATTCGACACACAGTATTCCTAAATCCTGGACCTGTAACTTTGACTTCTCATTACCAAACTCCTTTTCTATCTTTATATTGTCCAAGATTCCGTCAATTAACAAAAATTCACTACATTTCATCTTTTCTCCAACTATGTCTGTACATTTTACATACCCTCGCTCCTGTATTGTATCGATTAGTGTCGCAAATGTTGATGGACGTCCTATTCCTAAATCCTCTAGTCTTTTTATCAAACTCGCCTCTGTAT